ACTCCCATCAAATCACCTTCAAATATCGCCGTTTTAAGGCGATTTCAGCCGTTCACATGGGGGATTATAGCCCCCCGCCTTCCAAAAACGCCTTGTAGGGGCTTAATTACCTGCCCCCACCGTTCCCAGGCGTTTGTGCTGGTTTTGCTCAATGGGGGGTAGCTGCTGGCGAACACATCAATCATATTCGTCATCATAATAATCAGAATCATCAATGTAATCATCGTCATCATTGTAATCAGATGAAACATAGTATTCAGTATGATAATCAATCAGCGCTTGCAGCTTGTCCCGCAATGCTATTACTTTTTTGAGTTCATCCGGAAGAATCAAACTTGAAATAAAAGACAGCTCCATCACAAATTCAGCTTCTTCCCGTGTGATCGTCGGCAACTCACCCATGTTTTTCTCCCTTCACAATGTTCCCCTGTGCATCAAACGTCAAGCCATAATCAAATGCTGTTGCCCCATGTTCTGCAAAGTGTTCCTTGTTATGGCAATCCATGCACAAGCATTCAAGGTTGTTCGTGTTCAGTGTCACGGATGGATTATGGATATTCCCTGGGTTCAAGTAATGCTTGTGATGGCAGATTGCAGCCGGTTTCCCGCAGCGCTCACAAACATAATTGTGCTGCTGCATATACGCCTTGGAAACGCGCCGCCATGCTGCGGAATGATAGAACCGCCTTGCCGCTTCATTCATCCCCTGCGCCCTTCCATGCAGCCGCCTTGAACGTCAGCACCTTCAACAGACTGTTGATAGTTCGTGTCAGTCTTATATCATCCGTGTGGGTTCCGTAATACCAAAGTTCCATGATGAAGTTGCCCACCGTCGCAACCAACGGTTCCGTTCCCTGCTGTTCAGCCGTCATCCCTGTTACCTGTTCAATGTAATCCGGCAATGCTTCAACCAACGATGTAACAAGTTCGTCGTTCGTGCCTTCATCCAAATGCAGCGCGTTCCGCGCATCAGCAACAGTATAATTCGCCAACATGGTTCATCCTTCTTTCAACATCTTTTTCAGCACTCGGAACAATGCGCGCAGTTCCCCGTTGTTCAGCACCACGCCGCCCATTGGAGAAACAACACCGTTCGGAAGCTTTGCCCACCGTCGTAAATCCAGCGTTGCCGGGTTGCCATTGAAGGAAACAACATTCAGTTCCTTTGTGATTGTCCGTCTTGAGTTTTCCAGCTTCCCAATCACAGCAATCCTTTTAATGATTCTGTAGCTGCATTCTTTCATGTTGCTATCCCCCTATAGCGCAGGGGCATAGGTTCCACCCATGCCCCCGCTGTTTACTTTGTGTGTGGTAGTCCCTGGCCTTTACGCGCTGGCCTTGCAAATCTTCACAAAGGCTTCATTGACAAGGGGCTTACAATCGGCAATTGCCAACGCCCTGTAATCAATCATGCCCTTCCGGAAGCTGCTTTCCCTGCTGGCTTCAACGGTAATCCCTTCCACAAGGTTATAGCTCATATAATGGGCAAAGTCAGCGATATAGAAAACATTGTCAGCAATGTAATCATCAACGATGATTTCATGCCCCAACACCTTGCCCACGGAATCGCCCTGGGGATTCTGAATGAAAATGGGGCGCTTGTTGCTGTCCACCATACCATAAAGGACATTGTACAACGTCGCGTTGTTGCAAGCGATTTTCGCGCCCTGGGCATAACCACGCTTCAACAGGGCAAACGCCGCCACAATGTCAGCATAGCCGATGTCAGCATTGGCCGCAACTTCAATGCAGTTCTGGCCGGTTCCGGAAGTCACCCACGTGATCGCCGTTTCAATGCCGGTTCCCTGGCCGCTGCCGGTTCCGTCAATCAGCGCCTTGTTGATCGTGTCCAGCACGCAGGCAGACAGTTCATTAACAAGGTAGCCTTCAAAGGCCGCAATGCTCATGCGCCGCGCCTTCTCGGAAACGCTGAAAACCTTAATCAGTTCGTTCCCGGCAAAGGTAACGGAAGTCAGCGCCACGCCGTCAGCGTCCACCGCTGCGCCTTCAACGTGCCACGCCGCCGCGCTGTTCGGGGTAACAACGGGGATAGACACATTGGAAGGAATCGCAAACGCCCGGCATTCCGGAAGCAAGCCGCCCTGCGTCCTGGCCTTCTGGATAATCTCATTCAGCGTTGCAGTGGGAATCACCGCCGCCGCCGTGCTGCTGGTAATGGGCGTTTCGCTGCGCTGCTCCATCACGCGCCGCGCCGCTTCAAACGCCGCCTTTTCCGCTGCCGTCATATCCTGGCCCAACATGGACTTGAAAAAGGCGCTGCGGTATTCCTTGGAATCCAGCACATCACCGGCAACCGCGCCGCCCTGGGCGTTCATGCCCGTAATGATGTTCATGCCCTGGGCCTGGGGCTGCTGCTGGGCGCTCATGCTGCGCAACTGGGCGTTTTCCTTAGCTTCCATAATGCCGCGCAACTCAATGTTCGCCGCCGCAATGTCAAGCCCCTGGGCGTTGCCGTCAATCTGCGCCTGGATTTCCCGCGCGCGCTGCTCCATCGCTTCAATCGTGAAATTCCGATAGTAATTAAAAGCCTGCTGAATGTTATCAAACTTCATGGTAAAGTCATTCCTTTCAAGAATAGAATTGATTAACGCTTGCGCCTGTTTTGCCTGGTTGAAGGCATCCAGCGCCGCGCCCTGGGCGTTCCTGGCTTCAATGCTGGTTTGTGGATACGCAGGAAACGACACAATAGAACATTCGTACAACTTTCCGATTCTGGTAATTGTGCGCGTGTTCGTTTCTGCATTGTATTCGTCGCCGCCTGCCGGAATCGTGAATGCAAACGACATTCCCGACATATCCCCGCGCCTGACAGCTTCATAGACTTCCCGCGCCGCTTCCGTGTCCGGCAATGTGGCCTTCATCGTCATCCCTGCCGGGGTAACTTCAAGCTGCATTGTCCTGGGCGTTCGTGCAAGCGGAATTTTGCTTGAATCATGGTTCACAAGCAAACGCACATCCGATAAATCAGCGCCATCCAGCGCCCCCGCCCTGATAACTTCCGTGTAGCTGCCGCCCATGTCTGTTATCGTTGTGGGACTGTCGAACACAATCGGCATTCCCTGCAAAACAAGGCTTTTTTCGTCCCCTGCCGGGGCCGTTGCCCTGATTTCACACAACCTGATTTCCTTCATTCCTGTTCCCTGCTTTCCTTGCAATCGCATTTTTCCCCTGCGTCCAAATGCGCGCCGCAATATGGGCATACTTTGAAATATCTGTTGAAAAGGTATTTTCTGTTTACATTGTTTACTTTATTCACCTTTATTCCCACCTTGCAACTGATATTCGTCAGCGTGTTCAGCGTTTACATAGTTCAATGAGAAAATACGACGTTCCCCGCCGTCCACGCCCGGAAGGTTCAGCACTTCACGCGCTTCATTGATCGACATCAAGCCCATAGGCATCAGCTTTTCAATCAAAGCAACCCTTGTTTGGTTGCTTGCATACTGCAAACGCCCGGATTCAAAGATTATTTGATTGCCATAACCGATTTCCCTGGGCGTGAAAACCTTTGCCGTCATTTCCTGGCCCAATTCCACCGCAAACGGTTCAATGATGCTTTCATAGAAGGATGAAAAGCAATCTTCCGTGTAATTGCTGCTTACAATGTTTTCATTTATTCCCAAATAATCATAGATCGCCTTTTTAATTGCTTCCTGCTGGGCCGCAGATAGCAACACCGGTTTGGAATCCACGGGGGTAAAGTCAAACTTGGAATCAAGGGGAATCACGCCGCCGTTGTTCTCAATCGTCAAGTAGTTGTTGACAAACTTTTCCTTGACTTCCTTCAACATTTCTTCCGGCATCATCTCGGAATAGCGAACAATGCCACGGATATTTGCAGCCGTCTTGATCGCGTTCGTAATCCCTTCATTCACCGCCTGGGCCGCTTCCAGCGTCGGAAACAAGGCGCTGTTGTCATCGCCCAATAGTTCATTGCTATTGAAGTTCCTGCGCAGGTGGATTAGATCGCAGTACGGGAATATTGCTTCGTGTCCCGTCCGGAAGGTGAATTTGCAAAACAGATTGTTCCCGGCATCCGTCAGCATTTCCACGTTGGAGTAATTGACAGGGAATATCCCTGTCACGTTCCCGCGCTCATCCCGCATTATCAGCGAAAACGCATTGTTCAACGTGTAATAATGGGTTGCCATCTTATACAGCCAATTTGAAGCCGTCATAAACGGATTAGGCCGATTCTGCAACAGTCTGTTCAACCTGGCATCGCCGGATTGCCGGTTGTCACCGTTCATAATGATATGGTTGCCCTTCAGCTTGGAGATGTTCCGCGCAATAGCATCAATCGCCCCACGGTAAATGTCGCTGCTGTAGGCATCCCCGGTAAATATCGAAAACGCGCCCGTTGGTTCCTTGACAAGCTGGGCCGCGCTGTTCGCCCTGGGCTGTTTTCTGAATATCCTGTCAAACAAGCTCATTCCTGTTTTCCCTTCTTTACCTGATTTCAAGCGCCATATATAGAAACATTTATTTCAATGTTTTCACTTATATTATACAAGGTTCCATGTTGTATGTCAACGCCCATGTAAACATAAAACATATACGTTGACATTGTTGTTCCTGTTGTGCTATAATACAGATGCAGGGTTTTAAGCGCCACAAAAATGCCGGTTGTGAATTTTCTCCTTTCTACACAACCGGCATCCTTTTTTTATTCAATTATTCGTAATCGTCAGATTCTTCTATTTCATCCGCCCATGGATTTTCTGAATCTTCTATTTCAACAAAATCATCTCCGTCATACGGATTCACAATGGGCGTGAAAGTGCTGCTTCCAGCATTGAAACGCAAGTACAGCTTCCCCCGCGCCGGAATCATTCTGGATTTCAGCGTTTGCAATATCATGTCGCGTTCTTCCATCGTCTGCAACGCTTCCATCACGTCCGGATTTTCCGGGGTTGCTTTCACTTCTTTTTCTTCATATTCCCCCGTATCTTCATTATAGTGTCGGACATTGATTTTCCGTTTCTCATGCAGCGCCCTATAATTCAAAGATAGCTGAATATCCGCAGAATATTCAATCGCGCTGGAATCGCGCCCGGATTCAAGTGTAATTGTGCCCTTGCTGTTCGCTGCCCTGTTGTTCGCGCCGATTGCGAACACATAGGAATCATTCTGCACCGCCCAATCTTTCAACCGCTTCACCGCAAGCTTAATCACGGTTGCGGAATCCATATCGCGCCCCTTGTCATCCTTGCCCGTAATCAGATGCAAATAATCAATCACAGCAACAGGGGGGTTGCGTCCCTTCTTTTTGCACCATGAAGCTGCCTTTTCCAGACAAGCCATTATCAATTCAATATCGCTTGTCCCTTCAACCGGATTATAGTGCATGAAGGGGTTGATTTTCTCTTGATAGGCCGCCGCCGCAGATTCAACATAGGCACGTTGTTCATCTGTCCACTTGTAACCGCGCATTACCTGCATTGCATTCATATTTCCACCTTGAATGTGAATCAACCTGGATAAACTGCGCGAATATAGCTGTTCCCTTGACATTTCCAGATTTATAAATAGCACATCCGTTCCCAACGCCGCCGCCGTTTCAAAGACCTGTTGACAGAAGGTTGTCTTTCCAGCGCCGGGGGCCGCAGTCAGCATTATCAGCGATTGCCGGGGAATCCCGCCATACAGCAACCTATCAAAGGCACCCATGCCGGTTCTAACTGGCCTGTATGCTTCCGTTTGAATCTTCTCCATGAAGGAAGTAAAGGCATCAACGCGCTGGGGCTTCCTGGGGGCTTCCTGGGGCGCTGTCAACGCTTCCCCCTGCGCCTGTTCAGCCGGAAGCGCCTGGGGCTGTTCCTGGGCTTCCTGGGGGGCTGCTGGGGCTTCATATCCATCGTATTCAATCCAATCATTAAAATCCATTGCAGCACTGTTGAAGTGTTCCGTTTCCCTGGGGACTTGCTGCCGTTCCGGAGTATTCGCAACCAAATCATTGATTCTTTCAATGGTTTCTTCCGCGCCCAACGCCTTCACCATGTCGGATATATCGCCTTTGTCGGGGCATTCCGCCCACGCTTGGGAAATATCCAGCATATAGATAGCTTCAACGTGTTCCTGTAGTTCCGCCGCTTCCAGATCGGCAAACGCCCGCCCCACGTCATCATTATCCCAAAGGATATAAACAACCTTGCCTTCAAGCTGCTGGGTGTATTCCTGCCGCCATTTCCCGCCGCCGGTAGAAGTTGACGCGCCGTTTTCTGTGCAAACCGTCGTTATCCCCATCAACCCATAAAGCGTGTCAGCATCCTTTTCACCTTCCACGATGAAACAAAGTGCATCGACAATATCCCCACGCACATAAAGCCGGTTCGGGTTGTCGCCGCGCCCAAAGGCAACGCCGGATTTCTTTGAATCGTCGGCATGAATCCAACGGAATGTTTTCTTTCCGTCGGATTGCTGCCGGAAGCGAATCTTGCAAACCCCATCTTTGAAGGTTCCGTAATCGTATGAATAGACTGCTTCCAGCTTCAAGCCATGTTCACCGGCATACCATTGAAGGAATTGCCGCCGCTTTTCATCCGCTGCCAATTCCGGCATCAAGTCACCTGGGGCAATGCTTAATGCACCACAAATATCATAGAACGTGCAGCCGGTAAAACAGTTCATCAGAATTTTTCCGCTGCCGCTGTCGAAGGTCACTGACAAGCTGCGTTCCCTGTCATTGTGGGCATGACGGTTCCCGCAAGGGCAACGCGCAAGCCATTTGTTGTTTCCCGTCTGCTTCACGCCTTGCAGCCGGGTCAAAAGATCGCTAATCAGAATCACGATGTAAGCCCCCTTATTCTTTATGAAAAAATTGCCGGTTCCCCCCGTTCCCCATCGTAAATGAAAAGGCGATTGCAGTCAAGCAATCGCCTTTTTCATTCTTTAAGTCTTAAAGACTTAAAGTCTTGAAGGGTTGCAGACCATGCAGAATCCCTTTATTTGCAAGGGGTTTGGGGGGTATAGCCGTGACACTTCCCGGCAATTCTGCAACACTACACGGCAATTTGTGCAACACTTCACGGCAATTTTGGAAACACTACACGGCAATTTACGCCACGCTTCACGGCAACCCCTGCAACGCTTTCCGGCAATATGTCATCCCTTCAAAATTCCATCGTGTTCAAATCTGAATACAATATCAAGCGTTGCCATTGTCGGAATGTTCGCGGGGTTCTTCTCGTCCGGAAGCTTGATATTCTGGTATTTTTCAGATAGCTTTGTTTGGGTCCTTAGAAGCTCCCACGTTTTTGTAAAACAACGCTTTAGGATGATATTTGCTTTTCTCGGGTCTTGTCCCCGCAACCGTTCCGCAAACTGCACATTCTTTTCAATGATCGTGCTGGCCTTGATATTCGCTGTATTGTTTCCAGCTTCTTCAATCAACGCAAGGATGATAAAGACATTTTCAACTGCTGCCTTGTTCCGTTCCTTGACTAATGACGGCAAAGCCAGATATGAGTGCATCGGCTTCAACAGGGGGGTTCCGCTTGCGCTCAACTTGACGTTGTTTTTTCTGTCGCGCCGCTTGGCTGCTTCATACGTTTCTTTCAGCACCCTTTTTATGTAGGGGGACGAAATTGTCAGTATGTTTGTAACGGGGTTGTATTCTTCGACGTTCAGCACTTGCAAATATCCTTCCCGCCGCTTTCCGCCTTCATTGTAGACAACCACGCCACGAATGGGATGAAATACGTCAAATTTCGCAAGGATATTGTTTTGAATATCTTCTTGAGATAGATTTGACTTCAAGCGCATTGTTTTTGCTAAATCCGGAATATAGATTGAAATGGTTTCGGTTTCAAGTATATCAAAACCATTCTTTTCATATTCCTTTAGATAGATCGTGTATATCAGCACTAAAAAAGGCAAATCTATCTTTTCAATCCCTTCCTTTGTCGTGACATTCTGCAATTCCAGCTTGCTTAATGCTTTAAGACGGGGTTTAACGCCGGGTTTGTCCAGCACCGGCATATATAGATTGCCGTCCCTAAATTCCATTGATTCTATTGCAGCACTGTCGAATTGAATCATATATGCCTTGCCTTTTTGATAGAAGCTGATTGAATTACGGTAATCCTTTAGAGTAGTCACCGCCATCACCTGGGGCATATCAGCAATGTTTGATTCTTCCTGGGCTTTTCTCCGTGTCCTATACTGCTTTTTGATACCTTCATACAAGGCAACACAATCCGCAATGTATAGGCTTTGAAAATAGGCAACTCTATCAGCTTCAAACAATGCCCATTCATCATCAGACAAATCTAAATCAATGATTTCTTTGAAGTCGTCCCGTGTCAGCCGATGGACAAACTTATATAATTCCGTCCCTTCCTTTCCCTGCTCCAAATTTGTAATGATTTCAATGGCTTCCCCATGTTCTTTGTGGTAGTTGTCCAGCAACTCAAACTGTTCCCGCAAAAGAGCATGATAGTTTTCGTCGTTCGGGTTCAGAGAAAAGATAACATTCATAAGGGGCATATCAAATTCATGTTGCTTTGCTACATCGTGTGTAGCTTCATACGTTCTCCATTCTTCAATAAACTTTGCTTCATCCCTATCCAGCAAAGTTCCGTATATTTCCGCTGCTACTTTGTCCCCGGCGTTCATTCGTTCAATCAGTTCACGCCTTGACATTCGCTCATAAACAGGTTTCCGCGCCACGCTTCCGCCTCCCCTGCTTCCGTTTTTCCGCTGCCGCCTTCAATTCATCCCCGGCAACGTAACGTTTGCCGG